GTGAATCTTTTGTGTGCGCGAAATTAGGAATGGGGGGGTATCGGCCCCGGAAGGAATGCAGTTATGGCACGAGGTCGTAAGCCGAAGGCCGATCACTTGAAGTTGGTTCAAGGGAATCCCGGCAAGCGGACGCCGGCCACCAAGGGCAAAGGCAACGCCCCGGCCTTGCGCAAGCACAAAATCCCGGCGCCGCCCCAGTATCTGGATGCCGAGGCCAAGCGGGAATGGAACCGGGCCATCGTCGAGCTGGTGACGCGCGGCAAATACTGCGCGATGTTCCGCACCGAACTGGCCAAGTACTGCGCCTCGTTTTCACGCTGGCGCCTTGCCGAGAAGAAACTAAAAGGGGGTCTGATCATCAAGTCGCCGAAGGGCTATGAGATCCAGTCGCCGTGGTTGGCTATTTCCAACAAGGCCCGCGAGCAGATGGACCGGCTGGCGGTCGAGTTTGGCTTTACGCCGGTGTCTCATATCCGTGTCCAGGGCGCGCAGTTCGAATTGTTCTCGGCGGCGGCGGATGAAAAGACGGGCACCGACGACCCGTGGGATGGCTTCTAGCCACGTCGCCGACGCGACCAAATACGCGCGTCAGGTCGTTGCCGGCGAGATCCCCGCTTGCAAGTGGGTCATCCTTGCTTGCGCGCGACATCTGAACGACCTGGAACGTGCCAAGACCGATGAATCCTGGCCCTATGTCTTCGACCCGGAGCCGGCCGAGCGCGTCTGCAAGTTCATCGAACTGCTGCCCCACATCAAGGGCAAGTTGGCCAAACTTCGCCAGCTGATCAGGCTGGAGCCGTGGCAAAAGTTCAGTCTGGTCGTACCCTTCGGCTGGCTCTGCAAGGACACCGGGTTGCGGCGTTTCCGCACCGTTTATGAAGAGGTGCCGCGCAAGAACGCCAAGTCGACCAAGCTGTCGGCGATCGGCCTTTACATGCTGGGCCCCGACGGCGAGGAAGGGGCCGAGTGTTATTCGGCGGCGACCAAACACAAACAGGCAAAGATCGTCTTTGACGTGGCCCGCGCGATGGCGCGCAAGACACCTGGCTACCGTGACCGTTTCGGGGTGGAGGTCTTCGTCAACAACCTTTCGGTGGCGTCCACCAACTCCAAGTTCGAGCCGCTGGATTCCGAAGGCACGACCCAGGATGGCCTGAACATGCACTTCGGCGCCGTCGACGAGCTGCATGCGCATAAGACCCGCACCCTGTTCGACGTGTTGGAATCGGCGACCGGGTCGCGGGAACAGGCGTTGCTGTGGATCATCACCACCGCCGGGTCGAACCGCGCCGGCATCTGTTACGAACAGCGCATCTATCTGACCAAGGTGCTGCAGGGTGTTTTCAAGGACGAGACCTACTTCGGCATCATCTACACCATCGACGACGACGACGACTGGACCGACCCGGCGTCTTGGGCCAAGGCCAACCCGAACCTGGGCGTCAGCGTTTTCGAAGACGACATCGCCAGGCTCTGCGCCAAGGCCCAGCAGATGGCCAGCGCCCGGAACCCTTTTCTAACCAAGAAGCTGAACAAGTGGGTCAACGCCGACACCGCCTGGATGGACATGGACGCCTGGGAGGCCGCCGCCGACCCGTCCCTGGACCTGGCCGATTTCGAGGGCGAGGACTGCATCGGCTCCATGGACCTGGCGTCGAAGGTAGATATCTGCTCGGCCGGCAAACTGTTCCGCCGCCGGCTGGATGGCGAGGATCATTACTACTGGTTTGCCAAGCACTACCTGCCGGAGGCGGCGGTTGAGGACGGCGGGAATTCGCAATACGAGGGCTGGGAGGAAGACGGATATCTGATCGCCACCGACGGCCCGGTCACCGATTACGACGTGATCGAGGCGGATATTCTTAATGACGCCAAGACGTTCCAGCTTTTGGAACAGGCCTATGACCCGCACCAGGCGACGATGATGGTCGGCCACCTGCTGGACGCCGAAATCGAGTGCGTCGAAATGCGCCCGACGGTGCTGAACTTCTCGGAGCCGATGAAGGAACTAGATGCCCTGGTCATCGACGGGCGGTTTCACCATACCGGTTGCCCGGTGATGACCTGGATGGTGTCCAACGTCGTCTGCCACCGCGACCAGAAAGACAACATCTATCCCCGCAAGGAGCGCGTCGAGAACAAGATCGACGGCGTCGTCGCCGCGATCATGGCGCTGGGCCGCATGCAGGCGCCGCGCGAGGACAAGCCATCGGTTTACGAGGAACGAGGAATCATCGTTGTATGAACACGCCCGCCCCCGCCGAGGACGGCGACCGAAGTATCACCGGCCTCGATATCATGGCCCTTGCCGGGCTGGCGTTGATCGCCGCTGGCATCGGCATGGTCAACGTCCCCCTGGCTCTGTTCGTCGCCGGGGTGCTGATCTACGTGCCGGCGATCATCGGAGCCTTGCGGTGACCGGCTTCCTGCGCCGCCATCTTGGCGCCCGTTCCCATAAGGTCGGTTCCGCGCCGCCTCGTGACCCCGTCGTCGCCAGTTGGTTCGGCGGCGGCGCCACGGCCAGCGGCCAGACCGTCAACGCCGACAAGGCGCTGTCCTCCATCTGGGTCTACGCCTGTGTGCGGGTGTTGGCCGAGACCCTGGCCTCGGTGCCGTGGAACGTCTATCGGCGCACCGATAAAGGCGGCCGCGAGCGCGACAGGGATCACGCCCTTTGGCCGATACTCCACGACCAGCCGAACCACTGGCAAACTTCGTTCGAATTCCGCGAGATGATGATGGGCCACACGGCACTTCGCGGCAACGGCTACGCCGAGATCGTCTCGACGAACGGCAACCCTGTTTCCGAACTGATCCCGCTGCACCCCGACCGGGTCCGTCCTTTCCGGGCGCCGGACCGAACCATAGTTTACGATTACCAGCCCCCCGGCGGCCCGAGCCGGATCATCCTCCAACACGAGATGTTCCACGTCCGCGGCCTTTCGACGGACGGCCTGGTCGGCCTCAACCCCATCCAGTTGCACCGGGAAACGATCGGCGAGGACTTCGCCGCCCAGGATTACGGGGCGCGGTTCTGGGCCGACGACGCCACGCCGCCTGGCATTCTCAAAATGGCCGGTCATTTCAAGGACGATGAAGCGGCCCAGCGTTTCAAGAAGTCCTGGCAAGAAGCACAAAGCGGCGTCAACCGCCACAAGACGGCGGTGCTGGAAGAAGGCATGGACTATCAGGCGATAGGATTAAACCACGTCGACGCGGAATACATTGAGGGCCGCAAGTTCGGGGGCCTGCAAATAGCCCGGATGTTCCGGATGGTCCCTCACATCATCGCAATTCTCGACCGGTCCACCAACAACAACATCGAGCATCAGGGCATCGAGTTCGTAACACACACCATGCAACCATGGTTCGTGCGCTGGGAACAGGCGGCGCGGCGCGACCTTTTCACCGAGGCCGGCCGGCGCACCCACTTCAACGAGTTCCTTTTGGACGGGCTGCTGCGCGGCGACACCAAGGCGCGGCGCGAGTTCTACCACAGCGGCGTCCTCGACGGCTGGATGACCCGCAACGAGGTCCGCGCCAAGGAAAACCTCAACCATATCGAGGGCCTGGACGAACCGCTCGTGCCGGTCAACATGACCCTTTCCGACGCGCTCAAGGATTTGATCGAGGAGAACACGAATGCCGACCAGTAGCCAAATTGAATACCGCGCCTTTGCCGTCGACGAACTCCGCGTCTCGGAGGCCGACGGCAAGACCGTCATCGCTGGCCATGCCGCCGTCTTCAACAAAATGAGCGTTGAGATGTACGGCTTCCGCGAAGTCATCGCGCCGGGCGCCTTCGCCGACTCGTTGAAATCGGCCGACGTTCGGGCGCTGATCAACCACGACCCCAATCTTATTCTCGGCCGCAACAAGGCCGGCACCTTGCGCGTTGCCGAGGACAAGAAAGGTCTGGCCATCGAGATCGACCCGCCCGACACCCAGGCCTCGCGGGACCTGCTGGTCAGCATGGGGCGCGGCGATATCGACCAGATGTCGTTCGGGTTCCGCACCGTCGAGGACAAGTGGGAAACCAAGGACGGCAAGGATGTCCGCACCCTGCTCAAGGTCGATTTGTTCGACGTCTCCCCGGTGACGTTCCCCGCCTACGAGGATACCGACGTCGGCGTCGCCCAGCGGTCCCTGGAAGCCTGGCGGACGGAACTGGAAGCGGGCGATGCCGGGAGCCATGACGTTCAACGCAATCTCGCCTTGATGCGGGTGCGGGCAATACAGGCATCTATCGAATAAACGGTTTGTTGCCAACCATTTGGCACGGGCCAAAATGATTCCCCCCGGCGGAGGCTGGAGGGTTAACCGGGCGTCCTCGAGGACGCCTTTTTTGTGAAAAGGAGGGACCTCATGGATCCCACGCAACTGAAGAGCCTCCGCGAGGAGCGGATGAAGATCGCCCTAGAAATGCAATCCATCCTCGATAAGGCGGAAGCGGAAAAACGTACTTCGACGGCAGAGGAAATGGCCAAGTTTTCCGAGCTTGACGACAAGCAGGAAGCCATGCGTGTGCAGATCAAGGCCGGCGAACGCCAGCAGGAGCTCGACCGCGAGCTGGCCGCCAAGGCCGCCGATGACGAACGCGCCGCCGCCAAGGCCGCCGTTGTACTGCACCCCGACGGCAACGCCAATCTCGCCATGCGGGCCTTCAACACCTATCTCCGCAGCGGCAAGTTCATGGGCGAGGGCGTCGATGAATTCCGTGCCCTCCAAGCCGACGCCGACACCGAAGGCGGCTACCTGGTCGCCCCGGAACTATTCGTCAACCAACTGATCAAGTTCGTCGACGACCAGGTGTTTGTCCGCCAGCATGCCAATGTGCTGTCACCGTTGATGCAATCGGCGAAACTGGGCGTTCCATCGCTCGACACCGATATTTCCGATCTCGATTGGACGACGGAACTGGCCACCGGCAACGAGGATTCGTCTCTGGCCTTCGGCAAGCGGGAAATGGAGCCTCATCCCATGGCTAGGCGCATCAAGGTGTCCAACAAGCTGCTGCAGATAGGCTCCCAACCCCCCGAGCAGTTGGTCCGCGAGCGCCTTGGCTACAAGGTCGGCGTTACCCAGGAAAAGGCCTATCTTACCGGCCACGGCGCCGGCCAGCCGCTGGGCGTCTACACGGCTTCCGCCGACGGCGTCCCGACGTCACGGGATGTGTCGACTGACAACACGGCGACGTCAATTACATTCGACGGTTTGATCGAGGCCAAGTACACCCTCAAGCCCCAATATTGGAAGAGCGCCCGCTGGAACTTCCACCGCGACGCCGTGAAGCAAATCACCAAACTCAAGGACGGCGAGGGCCGTTACATCTGGAGGCCGTCGGTGCGTGAAGGCGAGCCGGACCGAATCCTCGAACACCCGATGGACATCAGCGAGTTCGCGCCCAACACCTTCACCACCGGGCTTTACGTCGGCATGTTCTGCGACTGGTCGAAATACTGGATCGTCGATTCCCTGCAAATGCAGATCCAACGGCTGGTCGAACTCTACGCCGAGACCAACCAAGCCGGTTTCATCGCCCGCTACGAAGGCGACGGCGCGCCGGTGCTGGCGGAAGCCTTCGTCCGCGTCAAGCTGGCCTAAACCCCTTCAACCCACGGCCGGGTGGCCTTCCCATAGCCGCCCCGCCCAGCAGGAGAAATTTCAATGAATATGAGCAAAGGCTCAGAAATCAAACGTGTCATGAACGCCGTGGCGGCGGGAACGTCCGATCAGAACAGTTCCAGCGTCGATATGCAGAACTTCGAAAGCGTCACGTTTATTGCCTCGCTTGGCACCCTGTCGGCGTCCCAGGTAACAACGATGAAGGCGCAGCAGTCGTCCGACGACGGCGGTTCCGATGCCTTCGCCGATCTAGCCGCCACCCAGACCGACGCCATGGCCGACGATGACGATGACCAGTGCATCGTCCTTGAAATCGTCAAGCCGCGCGAACGCTACGTGCGTGTTGTGCTGGAACGGGCCACGGGCAACGCCGTCATCGACGGCATCCTCGCCATCAAGACCGGCCCGCGCAAAAAGCCGACCACCCACGACGCCGCCACGGTCCAGACGTCCAAGACCGTCGTGTCGCCGGCCGAGGGCACGGCCTAAGCGCCACCTTCGTGGCCCTGACTTAGGGAGAAACTGAAATGCGAAAGATACTGTTTGCAACGCTGGCCGCGATCGCGGTGGCCGGCGCGTTATCGCTGTTGGCGCCGGCGCCCGCTTCCGCCGCCTGTTCCGTCGCCAATTGCCGGGAGTCGGGCGGCGCCCGCTGGACCATCGGCAACGGCGGCTCGCTCGACGTACTCAGCAGCGGCGAACTGGACGTCGAATCCGGCGGCGCTCTGAAGATCGCCGGCACGGCGGTGACCTCCACGGCGGCCGAACTGAATATCGTCGACGGCGTCACATCGACGGCCACCGAGCTCAACCTGGTGGATGGCTCCGTTGTCGGCAATTCGGTCGCCAGCAAGGCCGCCTTGGTCGATGCCTCGAAATATCTCCAAACCAACGCCAACAACGGCACCCCGGCGACCAACGTCACCGCCGTTCATTACGGCGACGGGATCGACGTTACCGCCGTCCTGACCGTCACCAACGCGGTGATCACGGTCGGCAACTCCGCGGACCTCGGCGCCGGCGTGCTGCTTTACACCCTGCCGGCCGGCAACATCACGGTCCATACCTCGTACATGGAACTGGCGATCGCCGGCGTCTCGGCCACCACCGACACGCCCGATGTCGGGTTGGGGACGGTCATCGCCAGCGGCGCGGTCACGGTGCTTGGCGGCACGGTGACGTTCGAGGA